CAATGCACAAGCAACGAAAACGTAGAACATTCAGATGAAGTATCCGCAATAAAACTTGCTACCAAAGGATTTGAACTAGAGTCTAATATCGTATCAGAACACAGCAAACAAAAACGAATAGAACTACTAAAACAGTCACGAACCATGCTGTCTCTTATACGAAGAATCGCAGAGATTCCTGCAGCAAAACTAAGACGTTACAGAATATCATTAGCAGCATCAGTCGCATCTCAACCAGATATAGAATCACCATATACCAACCTAATTAGTGCCATTCTTGCACAGAATGACTTTTCCAAGAAACAAGGTGATATAATCAGATTTTCATCTCAATATACAGTCCCTGGGCGGACAAATTGGATGAGAGAGTGCAAAGAGACAGGGCTTCCTTTGCTACCATCATTCCTAGTATCCTTAGCTGAGGCATTTACCAGAGGTACATACCAAAGTGAACTCGATCAAATATGCCGTTTACAAGGTGTTCTCAGTGACAATGGTGACTCGTGGGTTGACAAACACACCGGATATCTTATTCGGTTCATGGAATTTGATACCAGTGAAGGGTATGACGAATCGGGATATCAGATCGTATCAAGAGATCTAGTCCAACAAGATATTGCAGAATCTGTTCTACAGAGGGTATACAGTGACAGTGAAACAGCTGCAATAGCAAATGTTGTGAAAGGATTCACACTCCAGTTGGGTGTTAAGATTGATGGTTCAATTGACTTTATCACAAAAGAAGTAAGGACTCTATTGAAAGATCTTCTTCCCGAGAGAAAGACATATGAAGCCCGGGTGAAAGGTCTCAAACAGAAGGGAAAAACAGGGGTGCCATATGAGTTCGCTTACAATAGTATGATGTTGTATTTGACACTCTGTATGGTACTAGTATCAATTCAAACCGCCATTCCTTCTATTCGTCCCACCAGATCCTTTCCAAACTGCAAACGCTCATTCGAAGGCTTCCCGCTCGATTCAACCCCTGATATGCCTGGACTTGCGTATATCGCTTGCGTTGCTAGTAGAATGAAAGGTGATACTTCACCATGGAATACGCTCAAAAGAATGAAGGAACCTGCGATCAAGAAGAAACTTGAATCTGTTCTCTCCAGGGTAGCAAAATCACCTACAGTACGATCCAAAATTTCAGAGAAAAAATCGTTCATAGCTGACAACCCCCTACAAGATGAAGACATAGGACCCGAATATGATGTTCGGCAATGGGCAACCTTCCTTCCTCCATTATCTACTACAACTGCCGAACCTGTTCGTCAGCTTCCAGATGCATATTTCCGTGACTTAGTTGGGAAGATTAATGAGTCCACCCCTGAAAGTATCATAGATCTTGTCCGAATCATGTACAAAACCCGACATCTTTCCTTTGGTATCCAGGAAGCAATTCAGTCCGTAGTAGATGCAAATTCACCCATTCTACAAACAATGCAAGGTATTCCATTCATCGAGAATGGTTGTTGCAATGATAATCGTAAGTCAACATTTGAATTCTTCTCAGAAGAATCTCCTGTCATTGCAGCATACGCCCGATTCGCCCACATGAATATGTTGAAATTTCGCCTTTTGTCTAGTATACACAAAGCACCTTCATTCCTTAATATTGAAAACACACGCACACCATACTATAAAGTCTCAGATACCATTAGCGAGACTGTCATATACAAAGTCATGCTCCACTACTGCCAATACAACATGCCCACCTTCATAGGTGATCAACTTACCCAGATATGCGGCAAACGAATGGGTCCACCTATAGATGGACTTGATATCAAAGAAGCCATAGATGCACTCAAGGCAGAAGGAATTGACTACAACGAAGATACCATGAATAATGTCCTCATACATCTCGCAGATGACAATATGCTCACAGTAAAGTCTGGACANATGCCACAACCTGCACAAAGACTTCAATCTGTCATTACTGCTACAAACATAGATCCTGATACACCTATTCTTGGTGAACTTAAGACAGTCTTTGATATGTATGGTGTACGACTAGATGATGCGAAGACAGAAGTCAATGCATTAAGGAACGCCGTGTTAAAGGTTTCTGAAGCAAAGATCGAAGTCATTAAAAGATTCCTTCGTAAAAGCAATGCAAAACTTAAACCAGTAGCAGCAAGTTTTCTACAAGATCTATTAACTTGGTCCCCGCAACCATCAACATTTACAACATCTTCAGGGGATGCTACTGCAGCAAAGGTTCTTGGATTTTCCCGGATGGCAACCGATAGCATATCGAGAGTAATTCCAGGTATCATAAGTCATGAAGTCCGATACGCAGATGTACTCATCCCAAAGGCATGGAATCTTTCCCAAAGGCATGTTGGTGATATCAAAGCATTCATTGCAAAAGAATATGCCGATCTTGCTAAGTTCTATGGTGACACTGGTGTAGCCCAAGTGTGCGATACTGTTCTTACGAGGAATAATCCTGTACTGATGCTACAGAAACTTACTGTTCTGCTTCCGGAACATCGTGGCGAATTATCAGTTCTTAACGAGAGGGTTATAAGAGAACTGAGTCAGTACTACGTTGTAGAATGTATACACTCGTACATTGAAGTAGTCGAGGAAATGACATCTTCAAGTACAGAACCTAGTCAAGGTCCTGAGGATACATTAGAAATGGCAACTGTCGTAGATGATCCAGTAACCGCATCTGCTGCTATCACGATCACCATGTCTCAAGAAATCTCATCCCAAGAGCTAGCAGTACGGGTCAGTGACCTCCTGGTAGCTATTATAAACACATTAGCCGAGAGCAAACGCATCAGCAATGTCGGTGCTGCAGTTATCAAAGAACGGACACTGAAAGCTAGAGAAAAAGAGAAAGATGAGATCACATCATATTTAAGGGACTTATCAGACGAAGAAAGACAAGCCCAAGATGTACTGAAGAACAACCGTCTAGGTAAGTGGGGCAAAGGACACACCAAAGGACTGGTCCACTACGTACAAGATGTTTACGATGCAGAAGTAGCAGCTTTAGAGCAACGAGCAGCAATAGATAATAGGTTAGGAGAAATGAGTGAAGTGACAGCCATGAATAGAGATATCTATGCTCTTGACATCGAACAACAAGACAAGGTGGCTGAAGATATAGATGGTGAGGTCGCGGATCTGTCAGGACTAGCCAATGACGATGACTACGGCGATCTAGACGGAGATGAAGACTACTGAATCAACCAGGACTGAATCAACCAGGTGTGAATCATCACAAAGGACATCATCACACTAATCGAAATATAAAACATAGTTTGAACACGCATTGTGAGTATGAGCATTGTTCGCACTTCGTCCTGGATGCGTGGAGGAAACATGTCAATGTCATCGAGAGTAATTGGTGCACACATGATATTATTGCTAATAATATCATCTATGTAAACTATTCAATTTGTCACCATACTATTAGAAATATCATTGCCTACAGTAATGAACCGGACTTTTGTTAGGCGTCACGTTATTAGCATGTCTATAATCCTATTTATAACCCTATTCATTGGTGTGCAATTTGCACAACCCGCATTCCTATATGGACACGATGGTTCTATTCGTCCATTCGGAATTGGGTATAGTAATTCTACAGTCGTCCCAATGTGGGCTGTAACAATAATATTAGCGATCATCGCATACTACGCTGTAATGTACTACTTGGCAATACCTAGAATAAAAATCTAGTCATGAGAAACATAAATCTTCTTATTCTTAGATTCGGAATCAATCTCCACTTGAGCCTTCATATTGCTCTCATAAATATCTTTCATCTGGTCTGGTGATAGTTCACACTTGGCATTAGCTATGGCAGTTGCATACATAACTACCGATAATGACCCAGACATGATGTACCATATGGTGTTAGCCCATATATCTCGCTTAGCAATTCCTCTTGCTATCTGTTCAGCAATTGGCTTAATACTTGTCGGTGTGCAATTCCCTGCCCCCTTTGTAGGATAGAATGATGCACCAACAGAGCATTCTGATACCACATTATTCGGGAATCCGGGTTGACTCACAGTATCCAAGTATGTACCTAGATCCAATGCTGATGTCACATTGTAGAGTGCATTTTTATCTCCCTCAGCACTCTTACAACACTTGCTAAAGAATGTATTCACACCAATGACAGCATCTGCTCCCCAGAAATCATGCAACACTCCTCCAGAGAAGGGGCGTCTCCAAGATGGACCAAATTTCTTAGACCCCAAAATATTAACGGTGAGACCAAAAATAGCAATCCAAGGTAACATAGCCCATCCAAGGATATAGACATCATCAAGAAAGCTACTTCCCTTACAACTACCGCTTTGAAGATTTATAATAGCAACTCCTAACTGGATAACGATGACTGCAAGGACGTACATTCCAGTATATTGCGTTGGTTCAGTCTTATCCACAGCGTTGACTCCATTCTCGACCGCTTTTACCCAATCATTTATGAAGATTGAGCGTAAGAATAGAACATATATTACTGTGATGACTATAAACAAACCGCCCGATAACGCACTAAGATTCCCTGTCTCCATATTCTGTAGTGTGGTGCGATTTTCATTCCGCGTCGCCGACGTAGAAAAACACTATAGGATAAAAACAGATATATGCCACAGTGTAAACTTGTGGAGCCAGCACTCCGAATACACACGGCTACGATGCTAGAGAAATGTAGATCCTACAAGGATGACATTATCAATCTTGTAGTGAATCTCTCACTCTTGACATTATTGATCTTTTTTGGATGGGCTATTCTTACCTATAAAGCAAACAATCGTATTCCAAAACTATCAGAACAGGATCAAGAAAGTGCTAAACGCGACTTCGTCATGCATGCAATCGGACAAGGTCGTCCTCCAAAGAAACAAGGCCCTATTACTGGGCTTCCAGGATTTACAACAGATGTACGTTTCCACAGCGAAGGATAAATTCTCAACCTACCACAATAATGGAAGGTGATTTCAAAGCTTACTTTAACGCCCAGAGACTCCATATTCGTAAACGTAATACAATGGCTAAGAAAATATTGTTCAATGACCGACTGTCTCCAGCTGCAAAAAACCAGAAAATTCGTGATATAGTGATACCTTGCAAAGATGGTTCCCCAATGTCATTCGAAAGGAACGGAACACAGCTTCTATTGAAGTGTGGCAGTGGAAATCCGCGACTGAATAAAACGATCGAACGAGGAAGCCATACAACCATTCCGGAACAACAACGCAAACTGCATTTGAGTACTCAATCTCTCAAAACCCGCATAGTGCAGTTGAAACTGGCAAAGATACATGGACTTATTTCCAGTGATGATGCTCTCGTCCAGTTTACTGCTCTTAGTACTTCTCTTAGTGAAGAAGAGAAACAGCTACAACAACTTGCTATCCTTTATCAAGAGCGAACCTCTATGAAAACTCGCGAACAAAAAGCAATAGAGCTCAACCGGAATCTTCAAGCGGAGGTCTCTGCACTAAGAGATGACTTGCGTAATTATCAACAGACCGGAGAAACCCCTTTCCTTAAGGCTGCAACACAACGATACAGTGAGAGTATTACTCCTCTTACGAATGAACTCCGTGAAACTAAGTATCAAGAAGCTTTTACAGCTAAGCTTGGTAAAGAAACAATCTTGGTTGAGAATCAGGTCAATCCCAAGAAACTCCAAGTTACTTTGTAATGAAAGAGTATGATGATTGACATCCGTGTGTTTTTAACGAGCTTTCTCATCGGTGTTCTGATAACCCTTGTTGCTGGACCCAGAAAAAAGATTTACTATGTCCAACCAACACCAGACAATGTGAGTGACTATCTTTTCAAAGATAAAACCGGGATGTGTTTTAGTGTTAAAGCCACACGTGGACAATGCGATGAGTCTTCGAAAGATTATGAATCCCAATCATAAAAGAACTTCTCTCAGAGAAGTAAATGGATCTGTCGAAACTTATAAATACACAAGTCGGTGTTTATTTTACTTCTGCTGTTCTAGGTCTAGGGCTGTCTACATTCCTGTTCGGGACTTGCTCGACCAATAATTGTATAGAACTAAAAGCAGCAAATCCAGAAGCATATACCAAGAATAGTATGAAGTTCAATGGAGAATGTTGGAACTTCACCAATGAAGCAGTTTCTTGTGGTACAGACCGTGCCATATTTGAGTATTGAATATGCGTATAATAGGTCATTATTTTGGCAGTTAGTACATTACAAATGAGCACAGCACTAACATCTCTCCCAAATGACGCACACTCTACAGCAGCACCTGTCCAACAACAGATGGGTCTAGACAGTAACATGGTGAATGATGTAATTAACTCTCTCGGAGATGGTGCACCGCTGCCATCCAGGGATATACCGACTGCTACAGCCGCTATGAGAACGGATGTAGAGGTCCAACCAAACCATATAACTGTTGATGATGACTATATTTCACGTTTATCGACAAGAAATCCTGCACAGAATTTAGAAATGGTCCGAGACCCTGAGTTCCATGACCTTTATCTACTACCAGCCACTGCTGGCGCTGCAACACTCATACTTAGCATCCCAGTAGTATTAGCATTCTTAAAGAAGTACTTTCCTAAACGTTTTTGGGAAAGTGATGGTACACCATCATTTGCTTTCATTGTAGCCAGAGCTGCTGCAGTTGGTAGTGCTGTATTCGCAGCAGACCAATATTTCTAGAAGATTCCCAAGAAGAGGTTNTTTTTCTTCTTGCGTGTCCGTTTTTTCTTAGGAGTTGGTTTACGCTTCGTTTTTGGTTTAACTGTTGTTTTTGGAGTCTTATTCGGAGGAGATGGTGTCGGTGGTGCAATCTGACCTGGAGGTTCATACCTTAAGAATAGTTTTTCATAAGGTAGCCCCCCTTTAGCCTTTAGCTTACGGTGCATAGCACTCTTGTATCTCTGTATGTCCATCAAACTCTCTTGTTTTCCATAGCACTGAATGTCAAATCTCTTAAGAATACCACGTTGACTCAACAACTCTCGTTGCTGAGTCTTCATTAGTGCTTCACACATGCACAAAATTCTGTTCTTGTCGTAGTAAGATTTACCTGCATAAATAAAAGCAAGATAGAAACTCATCATGGTATCAATAGATGCTATCCGAAGTTTAAGTGGCCCTACTTTGGTCACGTTATAGCCATGACACGCTATTGGTTTGTAAATGAATGCTACGGTATCATCGTCAACTCTAATTTCATAGTGTTCAGAAACCACCTCCCCAATACGATTATGGCTGAACACTCTAACATTCTTAAATCCATTATTACGAAGAGCCACAGCAGTCTTATCGGCTGTCTTTTGTGGAGTTGTCGAAAGAACGTCAAAATCGGGTACAGTTGGTTCGCGACCACGTACTCCGGTACGACCTAAACGGCCATACATAGAGTTAGCAAGAGCCCCAAAGAAGACTACGTTCTCGTGAGCAAGTGTACTACGGAGAACATGAAATAACTTTTTTGAATCCTCATATGATTCGCCGGAAAAGAGTCGTTGGATAGATTCCGACTCACAACTCCTGTTCTGGAGCGGATAATGTTTATTTAGAAGTATTAATCTCTTTGCCACTTTCTCCCAACGCGAGACATCTCCGTTCGGACGCGACAATTCGAGGTACATTGACATCCGAAGGTAGTCAGAAGGACAATAAGAGATCCCATCCTTCACTATCGCTGCCTTCTTCAAATTTCTAAATATTGTCTTGTCTAATTGCGTTATGTCTGCCACAGCCATGAACATTGCATACACCTTATATGTCCCTGAGTGCACTCCCGCCTTGGCTCTCACATCTGGATATCCTTTTGCCGCTAGGATATCAGCAAGTTCCTTCGCATCTTCTAGAGCATTGGTTGAGAAAAAATCATAATCTGGTAATTGCACTTTTTTGTCATAGAATTGGTCTTCCGGAGGCAGAATGTTATTTATTGCTGTACCGCCATAGCAAATAACCTTCTTCTTACGCATGAAGTCCTCAACAGTCTTGAGCATCGACTGGACATTTGGGTCTTTAATTACTATACCCCCTTGTTTCCTCTCTATTTTGTCAATAGATGACCGAAGTACCGCCAATAGACATTCTTCCATCGGAATCCCATTAGGGCATTGTTTGTTCACCATATATTGTATTAGACCTAGATATTCGCTGTGAAGTAAGGTTTTGATATTGTTGCTGGTTTGTACGATAGCTCCGGGTTCTGTGGAGGGGGTGGGTTCACAATAATAGGTAAATACCTCTGGTTCTTCGGACGTAGAATAAACGCTGTCCCAGCCTTATTGAACTTAGATAACATAAAACCCAGGTTGTTATCTGGGTTTGAATAGTCCATAAATATCATCTGACATCCGTAATATAATGGTGTGCTTGTAGCAATAGTTGATTCCTCTCCAGGTGCTGCAATAACAATACTCATATTCCGCTTATTATAATTGATAAGATCAGGGTCGTTCCCTGCTCCATAAAGCACATCATAGTGTGATAGCTGTCGCAAGAACACCCCACTAGCACTACCAGATACTAAATCATAAAAGTCTGGTTTGTTTCGGTATATGCTCTCGCCGCCTGTACAGAATATGATAACCTTACCTTGCAATTCACTCATCTTCATTGCTCCGATATTGTAGCCATCCGCATCATGGCGATGTTTCTTATGTAAAAGATGTTTACAGTCATCCCGGCTCTCTGATCCACAAAAAGCCTTCTTGATACTCTTGGCCATCGAATCATAGACATCGTGTCCAGTAGACATTCTAAGGTTCACAATCACTGGATCCTTGTAGTTCTGGACAAACCCAGAACTAAAACAATAGTTCCTTACCATCAACATAGCTTCTTGGAATGATACCGAATTCAGCGTTGCTTTAATATAGTTACTGTTCGTACTTGTAGATGCACTCACAACTGGTTCCCCATCCACCGTAAATATCTCAAAATCCAAAGCTCTTGCACCTTGTTTAATTACACTCTTCAATGTATCAGTGCTAGCGTATGTATACATCTGACCACCCTTCGAACAACATGAATTCAAACTGCTTGCAATGTAAAAGTCACGTAAATTATACTTATCCAACTCTACAGGCCCGATACTCCCCAATTGCACAGGAAACTCTGCAAGTTCCTTACTCATCTTCTTAGAATCTGCAGTNTCTCCTCGTGAAATCATTATAGCCCGTGCTATACCTATTACCATAATAAGGACTGTAATGCCAACAAGATACATCTTGTTCTCATTACCGAATGCATCCAATCCTGACATTCTTTTAACTTACCATACAGAGAGAAATCATCTTAGAACATTTCTACTTCTAAAGCAAAGCCATGCCAGGTGGGATCATGAATATTGTATCTGGGGGATCTGGCGATTTACTTCTCACTGGTAATCCAACCAAATCCTTCTTTAAGACAACGTACAGCAAGTACACGCCATTCGGGGTTCAGATGTTCCGAATCGACTATGAAGGACTTAGGACTCTAAATGATGCCCACCCAACTACATTCACCTACAAAATACCCAGATACGGAGATCTGTTATCCGATTCTTATCTATGTATGAACCTTCCAGATATCTTTAGTGACTATAGGTGCAATCAGTGCTATAAAGATACAGATACATCCAATCCCATGTGGGCTCTACGCCAAGACTACCAGTTCGCGTGGGTTGCTGACCTCGGATATACAATGATTGAAGAGATAGTTGTCTCTATTGGTGGTTCTCAGATCATGAGAGTCACCGGAGAATGGTTAAGTATCCTCAAAGTCCTAGGTAGAACTGGAGGGGACGCTATTCTCATTGACCAAATGATTGGTAATATTCCTGATCTTACAACACCATCTCAGAATAATGGATATATTTACCCTACTGTCCCACAACCAGATAGTAGACCCAATGGACACTATCCATCTATTGCTGGACGAACCCTATACGTTCCACTCGGTGCATGGTTCACTGAAAACCCTTCGCAAGCCCTTCCTCTTATTGCTCTTCAATATCAGGAAGTAGAAGTGAAAGTCAAGTTACGACCACTCTCTGAATGGTATACTGTCGCTGTGTGGCCTGGTATCGATGATAATGGTACTAAACCAGACGGATGTCCAGACGGATGTCCAGACGGAGACACACTTACAAATTGTAAGTGTAATATTCCTTTTATTCCAAGAAGCACCGCGGGAGAACTTTGTAGCGGTAGTACCGAGATTAACAGATCTATCCAACAACAGTCCCGCATACAAGAATGGTTGGCCCCCACCGAGACTGGTGAAGACCTCAGACTAAGCCACTTTATTAAAGCACAGAACTATAGTACATGGAGTCCCGATGTACATATTTTGGCAAGGTATGTATTTCTAGGTGATGATGAACGTCGAATTTTTGCAAAGATCGAACAGAAATATCTCATCCAGACTCCCATACATCTAGATTTCCCATCCGTTGATCCTATTGGTGGTATAGATCTTGATATTTCCGGAATTATTGTTGACTACGTATGGCGATTCCAGAGATCAGATGCTCATTTGCGAAATGAATGGACGAACTTCACAAACTACGAATACTCAGATATTAAAAATATACCATACCAGTCACCCGATATGCAATGTGAACCCATAAACACACCTCCATGTAATCGCTTCCCAGCTGCTCAGCCAAATAGTGGAAGAAACTGGTGCTACTATGGTGTTCCAAAAGACCAACAACCATATTATCAGAATAACTCACAGGATATCATGCTGTCAGCATCATTGCTATTAGATGGTGAAGTAAGAGAAAATGAATTCCCAACTCAAGTATGGAACTATATTACTAAATATGCTAACACTGAAAGCGGTGATCTACAACTCGGGGTATATTTCTACTCTTATGCTCTCACAGATGAAATCGGCGACTTGCAACCATCAGGAGCTCTAGCCATGGGAAAATATACAACAATGACACTCCAGTTCACTACTCTTACTCCACCATTGAAGACTCCTGAAGAACTTGCTACGAATACAATACCCAACTTCACACCATCCACCGATGGATGCGACTTCGCTGTTAACCCAGCAGAACAACTGGCTAAAGATAATGCAAATGCAGCTGAAGTATGCGAAAGCTGGCAGCGTGCCAGTGGAGCTGCTCTTGGGAAGGGCGTGTTGGCAAGGCGATCAAAGTACACCTATAATCTGAGAGTGTACATCGAACGATATAACGTTCTTACTATCGTAGGAGGAATGGGGGGATTGATGTATGCTGAGTAAAAGATCGTCTCTACTAGTAAGAATGTCGCAGCCACCTCCGCCACCAACCAGGCAATTTCTAGCATCTATCGGAAAAGACAAGGACGGAATAACCGAAAAGCCCGCTGATGATGAAACACTCACTATTGGACAATCCTCAACCAGACTGGCTACAGGATTAATACTCGCTATCATAGTGCCCGTGATTCTGTGGATCTCTGGTTCAGCTTTGGAAACATTTCTCGAGCCCGATCAAACGTGTGTGACCGGAATCACCACACCAATAAAAACCCTCATGTGTGATTCCACTTCTAACACGTTTGACGATACTACCATTACAGAGTGGAAAGCTACTACACCTCCTGGTTACATAGGTCGGGTAATGGGACTTGTTCGCGAACATACCATCCCCAAAGTAGTTACTCTAGCAAGTATATGTTTAGCTTTGGTGCTAATCACTACTGGATTGTTATACTGGATCATTGGATTTGCAGGTTGTGCACAGTTCTTGAATGAAACATGGTCTGATGACCACCAGATTACAGCAGTCATACTGTTCATATTTCTATCCGGACTCATCGTTGGAGTTCTAACTCTAGAGACATATCTTCGTTTCATATGGCATTGTATCACTCTTATCAAAAACAAGGATCTCAAGCCTCCAGACAAGAACTCCATGTACTTTCTTGGCTTTATCTTTTCTCTCTTCCTTTGGTTCTCAGTTATGGCTGCAACACAGAGCCTCGGTGGCTATCAAGTCCTTATTCTTATCATATTGGCTATTGCATGTGTGGCAGGGACAAAGATGGCCGTTAGTGGGGTGTTAGAAGGGCGGCTACGCAAACAGAAGAGGGAGGATGCAGGTAGTTTATAATAATATCCCCAAAGGAGTCAGGTCTGCAACATAGTCAGATGGAGCTCCAATGGTAACCCAGAGAAAACCGGTTGGACATGCCTAACTAATGCAACAAAGTAGAACTGCAACATACCTAATTGTACCTATCATTCCGACATTAAGACTGGAGGAACAATTAGTTTTAAAATACGATTCACATCCAACTTGGATATTTCGTACTCACATAACGTCGCCGCAATCTCATGACTTTCTTCTTCAGACCTCGAAGCAAAGTAGTCTAATAGATCCTTCACATCAAGACCCGTCTTCTGGCATAGATTAGAAATAAATACACTGTTATTGTATTCCGTAGAATACTTTGTTAACACTTTAGTGAAACGCGGAACCTTACAATATGGTGGTCTTATCTTGACAGAAAGAGTATGCATTATATGCTGATTATACATCGTCTTGATAAGCGAAGACATCTCATTAAAACTCCATATCTGCTTCTGGAATGTAGCTCTATCGATCCTGTCGGCATAGCAAAAGTTCTGAAGACACCGAAGGTAAGTCTCCTCATCTTTGCTTGTGAGAACGTCAATTATGTTCTCATGGAACAATAGCCCCACACTTGTTCTATCGGTCTCACTCATTATCCTATCATGATCTGTGTACATCATTGGCGTTGTCAATAGACTTTTGGTTATAGTTTTTGTTGTAGTTTCCTCATCAGATCTAGCCCCAAGATACTGAATAGTCTCATTCACATCCATTGTGGGATCCACAAATAGTCTACAACTAGCTTTAAGTCGCCGTAAGTCGCTACCCACATACTGAACAATAGAGTGTTTTGTAGCATCATCATGTTGTTGGAAAACACTAGTCACTAGACATCTCATCGTTTCAGCTGATGGTCGCGGTATTTCAATCACATATGCCGCAGCATTCTTGAGTTCCCCAATCTTCTTATCAATGTAACGCCCCCCAATGCATATAATGGGAGATGTTGCAGTTGGTTCCAGTTTCTGCTTCTTCGTCTTCTTAGCCCGGATTAGCTTTATCATATTGTTAATACCCCCCTTATCGCCTGTATTCATACCCTCTATGTCATCCATTACAATCGCTATTGGTGTGTTCTTCCCACATAGCATACTGAGTACATTGTGATTGCTAGCACACGATGAAGTCATACTATCTATCCCAGACTTATTTCGGGTGTCCATAGTATCATAACTAACAATATCATAGCCACAAGCTGTCACTACTTCCTTCACAAATGTTGTCTTTCCTGAGCCTGGTGGACCATAAATATAGATTCCTTTGCCTACCAGGAGATTGTCACGGTTCTTATCGAAGTTATGTAAGAACTCTATCAACACATCAGCCTGTTCTTGCAATTTTAGTCTATTGACCAAACCTGTTTCCATTGTTGTTAGCTAGTCTGAGTGATATGTTCTTTCTATGCTAGTTAGACGCACTGTATCACTATTCGTTGATCGTTTTTGACACAGTACCAATAGACAAATATAATTATTGTTATGACGACAAACATGTCGGAGGAACGAAAGATAGTTATCGTAAACCCCAGCATAACACCCATTCAACTGTTTCCATCTACCAAGGCGTTTCCATGCTTCTTGTTTGTGACTGAGAAGCATGTTGAAAATGTACGAGGATCTGTTGTTTCGTATGATATGCAACATATACCCCCCTATCCGCGGTATATCTTGTACAATTGCATAATAGTATTGTTCATATGAAGCTTTAGTTGTTGTCACACGAGTTCTCAATGGAAGATGGTCCCAAACCATCTTACATATTTCGGGCGGCAACGCATCACATAAGAACATAGTCTTTGTTTTATCCTAGATATCGTACTACCTTAAGATCATTGAATATTACTGCAGAAACTGGCATCAGTATATCCATCCCAGATAACATTGTTCTTTTTTGCCCAATCACACCTCTGCTGTGGCGTAACTATCTGTTGTGTATTCAGAGGACCACTGCTTGTTCCAATATTCATTGTTTTTTGAGGATTACAAACCCCCGGACCACCTTCAAGCCAATAGTCTGGGCAGGTGGCTGTCTGAGGAGGCCAATCCACATCATCCACCGCATTCTTTATAAGAGTCGCAAGCACAACCAAGCATATTACGAGCATCACAGCTGCAACGATCAGAACCGTTCTCTGGAAACCTTGCATCTTGTATATAACAAGCTGACATTTCTTTCTCCTGACTAGTTAATGTCCTCTTTACAAGCAAATGGTCGTGTTGATTTATTAGGGCATGCTCCTATAGCATTATTTGATGCAATCCCTGTCGATGTAAAACCAACACCATATCTCAATGCAACTAAAGGTGGCTGGTACAACACCCCCCTATCAATGGCCTTCTTCTCCACAGAAAATGTCGAGTCCATTCAGAACCAGCTTCGGCATACCGTATACATGAAAACAGGTAAGACTATTGCTGTCCAAGACTACGATACCCTAAAATCCATCATGAGAGCTGTTTTTCTAACTGCTTCTAGAAATCTTGCCGGAGATATTCAAGGTCAGATCACTCGCCTTAATAGTCACGTTTTAGATATATCCTCTAAGAGTGTCATCAGCAGTCTAACCAGCTATACTGCTTATATTAGAGATGTCAGCACTCTGGCAGTGCCCATGCAGCTCCCAACGCTCAGCAGCACAAAGGGACAGGATCCACTAGAATTCAAAAGATGGTTCTAAGATCCACCTAAAGTGATACCTCTTAGTACCAGTACATGGTCTGTTGTTTGTACTTCCTCACCACAGGAGCACTCATTGTACTCTACGACTCAATATGCGAGCGACTCCCCGAATGGTGTCACTCACAATCTCCTAGTGCTATGTACCGCACAGTCAATGCTGTGAAAGGTGCTGTTCTTGGGGTTATCGCTATCCCTTCTTTTGCTCTCGTCTATGGAGCGATCACAGATCAACCTTTGGCATGGGGTGTCGTACCGATAGCTGCCACATTGTACGCAACTCTTGACCTTTCCGCAATGTTCGTTGTAAAGGACATGCATACTAGCACCGTAGTCCATCATGTTATTGTCCAATTTCTCTATTTGTACATGGCCGCGAGGGATTTTGCCTTTGAAGGGCTAGTTATCCCGAT